ATGGACAATGACACGGTGACATCGTTTGTTGAAGACGCCATCACAGAACTCGAAAAGCGTAACGCCCGTGACGTCGTTGAATACCTGCGTATGATGCTCGAGTGCGACGGCCCCGACGTTGACGGCGCAGTCTCGTCGCTCGTCGCATATGGCGCGGTCACGGTCGCCTGGATTGAACGGCTCGCAGCGATCAACGAAAAAACGGCGGGACTCTTCGACGAAGAACTAGCAGAACTGCGCGAAGGGCTCTCAGGCGCCTAGGCTCACTTCACGCCAAAGCGGAGCGCCCGAAACGCAAACAAACCCCGGGCTTCCAACGGAAGCCCGGGGTGGGGATTGTGGAGATGGGGGGAATCGAAACGGAGGCCCCTAATCGCACCGAAAAATAGGCGCGCAGATCGGTATGCACCACTACAGCGCCACAAGATTTAGCGGAATATGCGGCCCCAGCCGCCGGGCTTGGGGGCGGGCTGCTGAGGTGCGCCGGGCCAGTGGATAGGAGCGGGCGGAGCTGCGGGCACAGGCTGGGACTGCGCAGCCTTCACAGCGGCGCGCGTGTGAGCCACGAATCGCATGAGTCCGTCAACGGCTTTGCGCTCGAAGTGGAGAGTCAGTAGGGCGGTGCGCGTCTCGATCATGAGCCACTTATCGCCACCACTTTTCTTCTTTGCTGCCAGCGCGAAGATCCCGAGCGCGACGAGGCGCGTCGCGGTGACGCGAGCCTGTGCGGCTTCGCCGTCCTCAACTTCGACACTGATGACGTCGGTCAGCGGGATTCGCTGGATTGGCTCTCCCCGCCGCTTCGAGTCGTATAGAAGCTCAGTATCGGTGCAGATGATCTCAGCGGGATCGGATGAGTAGAGCCGGAAAGCGCCTTTGGGGCGGTGCATAGCTCCTCCTTTGAGTGCAACCTACCTATATGGGCAGTTTACAGCTCGCACGAGGACGTGGAGACTATTCCGGAGAGGCTTCGTCCAAGAGGCGCTGCTCAGCCTCGGCAGCTACATCAGCGCCGCTAACACCGAGCGCCTCGCACATCGCACCGAAGTCGCTCATCGTGCAAACCGTGTCACCCGCGAAGATCTTGTAGCAGCGCGCGCGAGTGATGTCGGCTCGCTCAGCGAGCCGGTCGATAGTGAGGTCCAGACTTTGCAGACGCTCCTTGAGTACAGCTAAGACAGCGCGTTCAAAGGGACTCGATTTAAGAGATCTGCTTCCCATGAGGTAAGCATATCTACTTTTGTAGACCCATGTCACATGAAAACGAGTTGCAAAATCTCTATTTGTAGACTTATATAGTAGTCATTGGTCTACAAATGTAGAAAGGAACCATGAGATGACGGTCGCAGCCGTAATCAAGAGCATGGCCCGTGAGCTGGGCATCTCTCAGACGGAGCTTGCTGCCCGCGCTCGTATGAGCCGCGCGAGCCTGTCCCTCAAGCTCAATGCCCGCCGAGATCTGACCTTGCCGGAAGTTGAGCGCCTCGCGGAAGTCCTCGGCATCACAGTCCGAGACCTCCTCAACCGCGTCGAACGCGCCGAACGCGAACGCGCCGAACGCGAACGCGACCACGCCGAACGCGAACGCGAACGCGTCGAACGCGAACGCGCCGAATGCACCAGTGACCTCAAGTACAAGGAGGTCGAAGATGGGAAATACGCGATAGCGGATAAGCCGACCGGCGTCATTCTCATCAGTGCAGCCCACGGCAGTATCTACGACGAGGATGAGCCGTCATGCGCGACGCCTACATGGTGATCATCTGCATGATTATCGCGGTCGCCGCAATCCCGGTCTTCTTCTGCGTCGGATACCTCCTGTTTGTCTGCGGCGGACGCGCGTTCGAGGCAGCACTCGACTCGCTTGAAGCGCTCGCTGATATGGGCCTCGACGCAGGTGAACGGATCGCCGAAAAGATCGACAAGGCGGTGTCAAGGAAATGACCACAGTCGCCCCGTTCGCACCCGACCGCTGGTACTCAGCCCAGCAGGTCCAGGACACCCTCAGCCTCTCCCGCTCAACCGTCGAGCGCCTCGGAGTCGAAGGCAAAGTCGCCGCAATCAAGATCGGACGCTCAGTCCGCTACAGCGGCGACGATCTCAACCGCCAGTGCCAGAGCCTCGGCTCCGGCCTCACCGAAAAGAAGAGCTCCCAGCGGTAGAAGCGCTGGGAGCAGCAGAACCCCTAGAGAAAGAAGATTCCGTGAACAAGCCTAACACACGCCGCCGCCACCTGCGGCCCTGGCGAACCCTCATCGGAGGCGCGTCACTCGCCGCCGCCCTCACCCTCGGTTTCGCGATGCGGGGCCTCGGCAACCCCGACGGCCTCCCCGAGTGGACCTTCTTCCCGGCCCTCGGCCTCCTCGCGCTCGCGGTCTGTTTGATCCGTGCGGACTGGAAGGCGGGCCGGCTGTGAACGCCTCGATCATCTTCCTCGCTGTTGTCCTCCTCTTCGTCGGATGCGGACTGCTCACCTGGATCGCAGTCCGAGGGGCATCGCGCGCGGCCTCCATCGAGGAGATCGCCGCTCGCATGCAGCGCGCCGCATCGAAGGCCCGCGCGAAGGGGACAACGCTACTCGAGCGTCACGTCGACTTCGACTACTACGACGTCGACGGAGAAGCGCCGCTGCCTCACCTGATCTGCCTGGCGACGCAGGACGTCATTATCGAGGCCGAGCTGAACAATTGCTTCGCGCTCGATACGCCGAAGATCGCGGTCGATCTTGATCGCCAGCAGATTCACGTGACCCTCGAAGTGCTGCGGCTCGATGAGCCGAGCGTGGAGGCGCGGGCCTGATGCCGATGCCTCAGTCACTCCGCCTCGAAGCGTCCGACGACCGCCCCTGCCACGACGAAGCCGCACGGGAGATCGTGCGGCAGGCAAGGAAGCGAGCGCTCGCGTATCCCACCGAGGCTCACGACTCCCAGAACCGCGCCCCGCGCGGGCTCACCTACTACCCCTCAACAAAAAAACACCACAAGGAGACAGACCGATGACCACGAAGAAGATCTGGGCGGCAGGCACTGCCCTCACCCTCGCAGCGCTCGCGCTGCCCTACGGCGCCGCATATGCCGCCGACGAGGCCGCGCCGGCCATGACCGCGCAGGTCACCAAGGCGACCTCATCCTCCAGGCAGACCTCGTCTGAGGTGACCGTCGAGGGCACCTGGTCCGCGCCGAAGCTCGCGGTCGGCCAGCAGTTCACGGTAGCCAGCAAGGACGGCGGCTTCAAGTGGCTGGCCTCGTTCCCGTTCGTCCTCGACGACGGGACCAAGATCGGCGACTGCGCCGCCGACGAGGCGACGCTGACCTGCACAGTCACGGACGTTCCCTCCGCCTACGCGGACAAGACCGACGTGACCGGAAACTTCCATGCCCGCGCGCGTCTTTCGGACGCCGCAGTCGGCACCGAGGACACGCAGATCGTCGTCAACGGCAAAGTCACTCGCACGCTCGTCTGGGGCGACCGTGACGGCTCGGGCACCTGCTCGAACGATTGCGCGTCGCCCGCGCACTTCGAGTACGCGGCACCAGAGACGATCAAATTCGGGTGGACCAATGCCGACAAGTCGATCAGCTGGGGCATCAAGTGGGCCGTCGAGGCAGGCAAGACCTACACGCTGACGGACGAGACGAACGCTCTCCCGAAGGCCGTGAAGTGCACGTCGGGCCCGACCTGGGATCCGGCGACTACGACCTGGACTGACGGGTCTCTCGACGAGTCCGCGCACGTGCTGACGTTCACGCCGCCCGCCGGCTCGCTGGTCTGCGTCGTCTATCCTGCGGCGACCCCTCACGTCGAGGGTCAGGACGCCTACACCAACCGAGCGACGATCAACGGCCAGAGCCTTGAGGCAACCGCGACGATCAAGGCCTCGGGCGGTACAGACGGCGACGGCAAGACCAAGCCTCAGCCCGCACCGGTCCCCACGCCTGACCCGAGTATGCCGACGCCTGCGCCTGTTCCCTCTCCTCTCCCGAAGCCGTCACCGAAGCCGACCCCGGCCCCGGTTCCGGTTCCGACTCCCTCGGATGAGCCGCAGTCCGCTCCGACCCCCACGCCTGAGCCGACCCCGGACACCGTGAAGCCCGCGCCCGCGCCGACGACCGCCCCTGACCCGCAGGAGCGCCTCGCCAAGACCGGCGCGACCGCTGACGGGATCTTCATCGCTGTCGGGATCATCGCTTTCGGGATCGGCGTCGGCCTCATCATCCTCCGCCTGCTTGAAGGTCGTAAGCACGAAGAGGAGACCGCCCGATGAACGCAAAGCACCTCACAAACCCGGTGACACTCACCCTCGAGCTCGACGACATCGGGTGGCTGCGCAACTTCCTCAAGGAGGAAAGCCTTCACGCTGAGATCGACCACGAGGAAGTCGAGAGACTCCACACCGACGTGGCGATCCGCACCGCAAAGGCAGTGCTCAGCAAGGAGCACGACAGGATGACGGAGATCATCGAAGCCCTGGACGAGGCCCTGGTCGCAAACGACGCGCGCGAAGCCATAGCAAAGCGGCTCGCCGCGACGGTGCCCGTCATGCAGGACATCGCTAGCACTCACCCACCACTAAGTAAGGAGAAGGAACTGTGAGGTTCGAGAACAAGATCACCGTCAAGCTGAACGAGACCGACGCGGCGATTGCATCAGTACTGCTCGCCGAAACTGCCGTCCGCCTAGCGCTCGACGCGCTGCTCGCAGACAAGACCGCAGAGATTGGCGGAACCACCAACAAAGACTCTCGCGCGCTCGCAGACGCTTACATCAATGTCGGGCAGGCCCTGTCATTCGCGATCATGGACGCGAAGAAGAACCGAGGGGTGGAAAGCACAATGACGCTCGTCAGGAGCAGCGCACTCGCGGGAGCAGCTGCCGCTGCGGCGGATGAAGTCGGTACCGCGACGGTGGAGGGAAAGTGATGAGTCGGTACATCGCGGTCTATTTCGACACCGCTCAGGTGCAGGCTCTGCGAGACGACGCACAGGAGACGGTTCTCGCCGCTGATGAGGATCTTGAGGTCACGAAGCAGATCAACGACCTCAACGCCCGCCGTCTCGCTCGCGAAGCGATCGACAAGAAGCGCGACCTGTACCTCGAGATCGTCGGAAAGCTCCAGGAAGCATCCGAGCGCCTCAACGTCGGTGAGGGCGACTACATCGATGAATGAGCACACTCCCCGATGAGCGCGGCCAACGGGGAGGCCACCCGCAACCAAGAAAAGACAGGCGGGATCGGCTAACGCCCGCGCAGCCCGACCAGCAGACCCCCGGGTGCGAGTCCCGGGCGGGCACGAAGCCCGCACCAGCGAGTGCAGGGCAAGAACCCCTAGAGAAGGACCATCAATGACCACCATCAACGAGATCAAGGACAGGCTGAACGCCGTGGCGTTCGCTGGGCGCAGCTACGCAGGCGCAGATCGCGCCGCGATCGCGAAGGCCTACACAGACGCTGTCGCTGCCTTCGATCAGAATTCCGCCGTCGATATGGCTTACCTCCTCGACCGTATCGAGGAGCTGCAGAAAGCGATCATCGCCGCTGCGGCCGAGCTCGCCGCAGCCGCCGTCTCCGTCGCAGACCGCTACGCCGGCAACGACGCCGAGACACTCGAGATCCGCCTCATGATCGGCGACCCCATCGACAAGCTCGTCAACATCGCGCAGGGCGCCGCGATCACCACCGAGGAGGCTGGAGAATGAGAACTGCAGGACTCCTGAGCATCGAATGGGAGATCACTGACCAGCATCTACCCATGCCGCACCTCGTCGCAACGGCCTGCGCAGCGTTCGTCGAGGAAGTAGAGCGCCGCGGCCTCGTCATCCGCTCCGGCCCCACCCCAACAGTCCTGCACGGTCTCAGGCTCGTCCAGGTCACGGGCAAAGTCGGCAAGCCTGCCGACGCCGCCGAGGAGCCGTGCCCGCCGCACACACTGCGACGCTGCCCCGCGTGCGGGGTCCACATCTACGACCTGACCGATGTCGAGGGAGACGACAAGTGATCGAGATCAAGCCCGTGCGCACCGTCCACGCCTACCGCCGCTGCCCCGTCTGCCGCACACAGCTCGCGCCGAAAGGCGCGAACGTCCGCGTCACAATCGACGCCGAAAACGAGGCTACCGCAGTTGAAGCATTCACCCACAAAGCCTGCGCAAAAACCGTCATCGACTTCACCCGCGAGCGCGGCTACACGCCGGCTGAGCTCGTGGAGGTAGGCGTCTGGGCTGAGGAGCAGAGATGAGGCTCCCGATCAGGATCCAGCGTCGCCGCGCTCGCGGGTGGAAGATGCCGGCACACACGAAATATGTAGGGCGAGGAAGCCTGTACGGCAATCCGTTCAGGGTTGCACGGTCGGCGCGTGAGCTTGAAGAGGGCGGGGAGCTTGTTGTCGTGTCTGCGGCGGAGGCTGTCGCGCGTTATCGCGAGTGGATCGAACGGTCGCGAGAGGGCAGGTTCGTAGCGTCGTGCGCCGCCCGGAATCTGTGGGGCTTGGATCTGGCTTGCTGGTGCAAGCTCGATCAGCCTTGCCATGCAGATGTGCTCTTGGAGCTCGCGAACCCGCGCGGTGAGGCTGAGTTCGAGAATCGGTATTACAGGATGTGGGACCGAGACGAGGCCGCAGAATGACGGCTATCGGGAGTCTCTTTACTGGCTATGGCGGGCTGGATATGGCTGTTCGCATGGCGCTTGATCCGGATGCGCGCGTCGCTTGGACGAGCGACGTCGAGCCGGGGCCGTGCCGTCTAGCTGAGGTGCGCTGGCCGGGTGTTCCGAATCTCGGGGACATCACGCAGATCGATTGGTCGACAGTGGAGCCGGTCGACATTATCTGCGGCGGCTCGCCGTGTCAGGATCTGAGCCTCGCTGGCCGTCGCGCGGGCATGGCCACGGGCACGCGCTCGGGCCTCTGGGAATCGATGTTCAATGCGATCAAGACGCTAAGGCCGCGTCTAGTCGTGTGGGAAAACGTGCGAGGAGCGTTGACGAGTGGAGCCTACAGTCTGGTGGAATCCGAGCAGGGATTGCTGGGAGACGGAGCAGATGGACCTGATCTCAGGGCGGCAGGCCGTGTGGTCGGCGATCTGGCCGGCATCGGGTATGACGCGCAATGGTGTACTATCCGCGCTTCCGACGTCGGCGCCCCTCACCAGCGAGAGCGTCTGTTCGTTACTGGCCACCCCGCAGGCGAACCTTGGCAGCTGCGGGGGCTCGCAGCCGCCGGAGAAGCGCCGGGAGGGCGGACACTCAGTGAGTCTTGCGGACCAGATCGAGCACCTGGTGCCTTGATACCGACGCCGACTGCGTCGGACCACAAGGCAGGTCGTCACCAGGAGGGGACGGGAATGAGCCTGTCTCAGGCGGTGCAGATGCTGCCGACTCCGCAGGCGACGAACGCGACGGCCTCCTCGACCGGCTACGGGGCGAATCTCCACGAGGTAGCTCGCGAGCTGCTGCCGACTCCGTCTGCATCTGACGCGATTATGGGCCTTCCTCGAACAAGCGGACGCCCGCCGGAGAAAGCGACGAAGCTCGCGACGCGGATCGAGTACACCGATTTTGGCATGTACGCGCCCGCGATCGCGCGCTGGGAGCAGGTGCTCGGTCGCCCGGCTCCGGCTCCGACTGTCCCGCCGACGCGCGGGGGGGGGCGAGCACGCCTCTCAACGAAGTTCGTCGAATGGCTCATGGGATTGCCAGACGGTCACGTGACCGGCGCGGATCTCGGGCTGACGCGCGAGCAGCAGCTCCGACTCCTCGGGAACGGCGTCGTCCCGCAGCAAGGCGCCGCCGCTATCTACCAGCTCACCAGGATCGCCATTAAGGAGGCAGCATGAGCAACTTAGATCCGCTGAAGGATCTCGCCGGTGTCCAGGACTTTCAGGAGCGCGCGATCGTTCGCGCAGTTCGCCTGACTCGCGATAACGCTGACGAGATCGCACTTCGCGCCAGGATGCGCGTGAGCTTCACGCCCGAGGGGAAAGTGATGCTGTGCGGGCACAACTTCGTGATCTGGGCGCTGGAGGGTGACGTGATCTTCGCTAGGCCCGGAAGCATGAGGCTCTCGGTCAGGACTGAGGAGGACTTCCTCGCGTGGTACACGCAGCCGGGCGAGGAACTGACGGAGGAGGACCTGGGATGAGCGCGCAGCAGGTGTGGAAATCGCGAGTCTTGCCGCTGACACGCAGCAAGCTCATTACCGCTAACGACAAGATGCACTGGGCCGCGCGCTCGCGGCTCACGAAGCAGCTCCGCCAGTGGGGCTACTTGCTGGGGCGAGAGGGCGCGGGCGTCGCACGCCTCGGGCTGCAGCACGCTCGGGTCGAGATGGAGTTCGCATATCCGGATCGTCGTCGGCGTGACCGCAGCAATCTCGCGCCGACGGTAAAGGCACTCATGGATGGACTGATCGACGCCGGGCTCCTGCCTGACGACTCGGATCGGTTCCTCGACGGCCCGCACACGGTGATCACAGATCACCTAGCGGGGAAGCACTTGAACATCCCGATGTATGAGGTCTGCGTCCGCGTGTATGTGGACACTGAGAAGAAAGAGAGCAAGTAATGGCCGGAGACACCACGATCACCGTGATCGGTAACCTGACCGCTGACCCCGAACTGCGCTGGACGCAGTCCGGCGCCGCCGTCGCCGATTTCACAGTGGCCTCCACCCCCCGAACCTACGACCGTAACGCTGGTGAGTGGCGCGACGGCGACACCCTCTTCATGCGCTGCTCCGTGTGGCGCGAGACCGCTGAGAACGTCGCCGAGTCGCTGCGTAAGGGCATGCGCGTCATCGTTCAGGGTCGCCTCACCCAGCGCTCGTACGACACCCAGCAGGGTGAACGTCGCACGGTCGTTGAGCTGCAGGTCGACGAGGTCGGCCCCTCCCTGCGTCGCGCCCGCGCGCAGGTCACCCGTGTTCAGGCCCAGGCCGCGAGCGCGCCGTCCCCGAGCGCGTCGGCCTCTGGCGGTGCGGCTGGGTGGCGGCAGGAGGCTCCGCAGCATGACCCGTGGGGGGAGCCTGGCGGGTCGGCGTTCGGGTCGGAGCCGCCGTTCTGATGGAGCGGTACTGCCCGGACTGCGGTGAGGTTCTCGCTGCAGGGCATGCGCGTTGCAGGCCGTGCTACCGCAGGTTTGAGGCTGAGTATCAGCGGAAAACCGAGAGGGACTGGATGCGGCGCAACTTTCCGGAGTTTCGGCCCCGGGATCTGTTCCCGGAGGACGGCTGGGAACCGGCGGAGATCAAGAGAACAAGTATGAAGGAGGGCGAGTAATGGCCTGGGTCAGAGTGGGCGATGAGGCGCTGAGCCACCCGAAGCTCATGTCGCTGTACGACGTGGAGGGTGCTGAGGACATCTCGATCGTCGAGATGTTCGGCTTCCTTATGGCGCTGGCTACCTACTCGGCCAAGCATCTGACAGATGGGATTATCGAGAGGGGCGCGGCGTTTCGCGACGGCGATCGTTCGCGGAGTGCGCACCTGATTGATGTTGCGGTCGGCGCGGGCCTGCTCGCGTGGGTTGAGGTGGAGGGCAAGCGGAAGCTGAGGCTCTTTACGGACGAGGAGTTTATTCACGTCCAGCCCCGTGAGGAGGTTATGCGTCGCCGCGCGAGGTCGCGGGAGAACCGTGACCCGAATAAGAAAGCTGCGGTGATCTTCCGCGACGGCGACCAGTGCCGTTATTGCGGGAAGATTGTGCGCTGGACCGGCCCGACCGGTTACAACCTTGGCACGCTCGATCATGTTGACCCGGACTCGCTGGGGGACGCCTCGGTCGATGGTCTCGTGGTCGCCTGTCATGAGTGCAATTCCTCGCGCGGTCACGCGCGGGAAGCGTTCGACGCGGCCTCGCCGCTGCGTCCCGTCCCGACCACGCCCTATTACGGAGTGTGGTCGGCAGAATTCCTCACCAGGTACGGATATGAAGCCGCGCCGTCCGTGGATCCGGGCACGCCCGTTGACCCCGCCTCAGAGCCGCCCGCGAAGGGCGCGCTCCCGGGCCGAGGGTCCGGAACGCCTGTTGACCCCGGGCGCGGCTCCAGCGGCCCCGCTGAGGCCGCTGTGCGTGACCCCGGCGCGTCTGAGCGACGCGCGTCCGAGGGTCCGCGTATTCGACCTAGTTCGGACTCAAGTCCGAACCCTGGTCCGACGTTGAAGGGTATCAAGGTGAATACTCTCGGGTCGGGTAGGGACGGGACGGGACAGGCAGGCCAGGGAAGGGCAGGCACGGGCCAGGCAGGGAAGGGCCAGGCCGGGCACCCGCGCACACCTCAGCAGCAAACCAACAAGCGGAACCGTAGAAGGAGAAGAAGATGAACAGTGAGGAAGAAGAGCTGAGGGGCAAAGTAGAAGATGCCCTCTCAGCGCTAGTGCAGGCAGGGCATGGAGATCAGGCGGTGACCGGGGCCTGGGTGGTCTGTGCTGAGGTCATGGTCCCCGGTAAAGAAGAAGTAACCGTCTTTATGCACGATGGAGGCGGCTCGATGCTCGCGCGTCGCGGACTCATCGAGTCTGTACGCGATCAGCTCGCCTCATGGGTGGAGGGATACGATGACTGACCATGACGACCGCAGGGTTTGCCCGGTCACGGGTGAGCCTCTCCTCGATGGAGAGTTCCTGTCTCGCGGCGGCGCTGCCCGCGTCCGTGTGGCGACCGCATCGATGCCCGGCCTCATGAGCGACCTCGCTTATGCTGCGTCGCACGGCGTGCGCACGGGTGAGCAGGTCGGCGGCGCTGGTGTCCCGTCGTCGCGGGCTCCGCTCAACCTCGCACTCATGATCGAGGTCGATGAGATGTGCGATTCGATCCTGACGTGGGCGACGTTGCTTCTGTCGCACGTGATGGGGCCGGCCTACTGGGTGAAGCAAGGCAACTGGTGGCACGTTGCGGACGTATTCAAGACTCATGAGGACAAGCTGCGCAGGTGGCCGGAAGCGGCGCAATGCGCGGATGAGGTCTTGTACTCGGTGGCCCGCCTTGAGCGCCTCGCATCCCCTGGCCGGCAGCGTCTCGTGTTCGTCGGAGAGTGCAGCGCCTGCGGGGCAGACCTCTTGGTCCGCGACCCAGATGAGGAGGCGACGACCTGCCGGGAGTGCGGAGCGGTCGAGCAGATCGCCGCTGCCTGGGACCGACTCCTCACGAAGGCACGGGAGTCTCTGCTGCCTCGCACTCGAGCGACTCGCGTCGCTGAGATCCTGGCAGGTGTGCAGGTCAAGGACTCGACAGTGCGCAAGTGGCAGCAGAGAGGGAGGGTGGCCCCGGCGTCGAGGGAGGGGGGCATCCGTCTATACAGGGTGGGGGATATAGAAGCTCTCGCTCTCCAGCACTTGACCCGCTCGTAGCGCGTGTCGCTTGCGCGTGAGGGTGTCACGGTGTATTTTGCTAACGTGGCCCCGCGCGTAAGCGATGGGGCTTCTGCCTTATACGGCATCCGCGCACATGCGTTGACCCCCGCTCTTCTCGGCCCCGATGGAGCGGGGGTCTCCGCATACCTGGGAGGTGGTCGAACGTGGCGACCTCACGCACAGGAACTGCGCAGTACAAGCACTGGCGCAAGCGAGTGCTGATCGCAGCTCGCGACGCCGGCATCGCGCAGTGCCCACACTGCGGCGTGCGCCTCGACTACACGCGCGGGCTGCAGCCGAACTCCGCCGAGCCGGATCACATCCTGCCGGTCCGTTGGGGCGGAAAGAATACACTCGAGAACGGTCGAGTCCTTTGTCGCAGATGCAATCAATCTCGCGGAGACGGGACGCGCCCGAAGGTGAAACCGCGCAGAGCGGCCTCCGTCGACGTAGACTGGTGACAGATTCAGTCGGCGGATACGGGGGTTTACCCCTCCCCCCGCCTACCAGTAGCCCCCGATACGCATAGCGCCATACCCCCCCGTTATTTCAGGGGGTGTCGCGAAAAAACAGCGGTCGGGGGTGTTCGTTTAGGGTCGCCGCGTGTGGGGCGTTTATGGGGCATGTGGGATAGACGGTAGGCGTTTTCGGCGGTTTCGCCCGGGAGTGAGGGGTGGGAATTGGCTGAGAAGAAGGCGAAGGTGGCGAGCGCTCGCGGGCGTAAGACGTCAGCGAAGAAGGCCGCGGCGAAGAAGGCGCCGGAGGTTCCTGCGTTCGATGCGCAAGAGCATCGCAGCAAGCTGCTCGCTGCGACGTTGCAGTCGATTGAGTATGCGGAGTTTGACAAGCGTGCGCCCTTGATTCGTGAGGCGCGGGCGTTGATTTCTGAGCTGGCCGGCCCGGCTGTTGTAGTCGAGTCGAAGGAGGAGGGAGACAACGTTGTCAACTTCCAGGACCAGCTCGCACGGCGACGGTCAAACGCCTCGGGTGCGGGTCGCCGCTAAGCGCCGCGCAAAGACTTTCGGGGACATCGCCGGCGAGTTCGCCGCGAACTTTGGGCTGACCCCTGACCCCTGGCAGAATCTCGTCCTCGAGGACTGGCTCGCTGCGTCCACAAAGGACGAGTGGAAGCACATGACATGCGGCCTATCCGTTCCGCGCCAGAACGGGAAGAACGCGCTTCTGGAGATCCGGGAGCTTTTCGGCATGGTGCTCCTCGGCGAGAAGATCCTTCACTCCGCGCACGAGGTCAAAACGGCGCAGGCGCACTACCGGCGCTTCAAGCATTTCTTCGGGAACAAGGCGAACGACGAGTCGGCAGACTTCCCCGAGCTAAACCGCCTCGTCACGAACGTCCGCAACGTCAACGGTCAGGAATCGATCACGCTCTCAAACGGCGCAGAGCTGCGAGTCATCGCGCGCTCGAAGTCATCGGGCCGTGGCTTTACAGCCGACGTGATCGTTTTCGACGAGGCGCAGGAGCTGACGGAGGACGCTATCGAGGCCATGCTCTCGACGGGCTCGGCTGGCGACCTCGGTAACTCACAGATCCTCTACACAGGCACGCCGCCCGGACCGAACGCCTCGGGCGCTGTGTTCACACGCCAGCGCACGCAGGGACTCTCGGAGCATCCCGGCCCGATGTGCTGGCACGAGTGGTCCGCAGACCCGGACGGGCCTGTCAACCTCGACGACAAGGGCGTGTGGATCGCAACGAACCCCGCGATCACGGCGGGACGCATGAAGATCGCGTTCGTGGAAAACGAGCGTCGAACGCTCAACGAAGAAGGCTTCAAGCGAGAGCGCCTCGGCATGTGGCCGGCGAACGCGGGAGCCTCGCGCGCGATCGACACCGCGACATGGGACGCGACGGTCGCAGACGCGCCAGAGGACGGCATCCGCTCATTCGGAGTCTCGTTCAGCGCCGACGGTAAGCGAATGGCCCTTGCGGGTGCGATGAAGGAAGGCACGGGGGCATCCGCTCGCTTCCACGTGAACGCAATCGACACCTACACAGGGTCTACCGCTGCGGGCGTTTCAGCGCTCGCGGAATGGCTTGCCGAGCGCGTCGACAGGACGGCGCAGATCAATCTTCTCGGCGGCGCTGGCGCAGCGGCTTTGTCGGACGCGCTGGACATGCGAGGCGTACCAAAACGGCTCGTCCACATCATGACGACGGGTGAATACTTCGAGGCCTGCGGGCTGCTCTTTGAGGGCCTTCGAGCTGGCCAAGTCACGCACCCTGCAGGCGAGCCGGAGGACGCGCTCAACGCCTCGGTGGCTGTCGTGGACCGGCAGATCAGGCGCCGCGACGGCGCTTACGGGTGGTCGGCATCGACCCCAGACGGAGACGAGACACCGCTAGAGGCCGTGTCGGCGGCATTGCACGCGGCCAAGACCACGAGACGTAGGCCCAAAGGGAAAACTGGGAGGAGGGCGATCGTCCTATGAGTCTGACGAGGATCCCGGCGCTGCCGGGGCTGACAGAGACCGAGAAGAGCCAGCTGCGCCTCATGCAGGACAGGATCACGGCAAAGCAGACGAAGAACGCGCTGCTCGACGTGTACTACGAGGGGCATCGCGCCTTCCAGGATCTCGGCATCTCGATCCCGCCGCAGATGCAGCGCACGCGCGCCGCTCTCGGCTGGCCGCAAAAGGCCGTGCAAGCCCTCGCCAGGAAGCATGTTTTCGAGGGATACACCGTCGGCGGTCTGACCGACACCTACGACCTGGCCGGGCTCCTGGCCCGCAATGAATTTGAGACGGAGCTCGCGCAGGCGATCACTAGCGCGTACAAGCACTCGGTGTCATTCCTGACTGTCGCAGCTGGTGACGTGACGCGCGGCGAGCCGCCCGTCATGATCCAGGCACGCGACGCGAAGTGGACAACGGCCCTGTGGGATCAGCGCACGCGCACACTGGAGGCCGCGCTCGCCCTGGAAGCCTCGACCGCTGAGGGCACCGAGCAGTACGAGAACACCATCACGGGCGCCACGATGTACACGCGCTCGTACATCATTCACTTCTCCCGCCAGCAAGGCTCCGCAGCCTGGCACATGGAACGCATGGAGAACCCGACGGGCCGCGTCCTCGTCGAACCGCTGGTCTATGACCCACAGCTAGGACGACCGTTCGGACGCTCGCGGATCACGACAGAGGTCCGGTACCTGACGGACGCAGCGGTGCGCACGCTGATGCGAGCCGAGACGGGCGCTGAATTCTTCTCCAGCCCGCAGCGATACGTCCTCGGCGCGTCCGAGGACGCGTTCACGGGCATGGAACGGTGGTCGGCGATCACGGGCCGTCTCCTCGCGCTGACGGTCAACGAGGAAGGCTCAACGCCGACGGTCGGACAGTTCACGCAGCTGTCGATGGAGCCACATCTCGCGATGTATCGCCAGCTCGCGCAGAATTTCTGCGCCGCGACGAACCTCCCGATGAGCACCGTCGGAATCTTCGGCGACAACCCGGCCTCGGCGGAGGCCATGCAGGCCGCTGAGTACCAGCTCTCCGACGAGGCCGACTACCAGTGGCGCATCTTCACGCCCGCGCTGCGCCGCCTCCTCCAGGACGTCCTCATGATCCGCGACCGACTCACGGAACCACCCGAGGAATCGTGGGACATGGCGATCAACTACACGCCGACCCGCTACGTGAGCCCGCAGGCCAGCGCTGACGTGATCTCGAAGATCGCATCCGCGCTGCCAGACGTTGCGACAACGACAGTCGGCCTGCGACGCGCAGGCTTCACGCAGGCCGAGATCGAGCAGGTCCGAGCGGAGAACGCGCCAGGCAAGGCCGCATCGCTCCTCGAACGCCTCGCAGGTGCCGGCACCCTCGAAGCGCCCGACGCTCCCGAACAGCAGCCGCAGGAAGCGGGGGGGGGGACTGAGGATCCCGTCGCGCTGAAAGCCAAGTTCGACGCGCTCGGCGTCGCAATCCGCGCAGGCATCGAGCCGCAAGACGCGGCGCTGAGGCTCGGCCTCGACGGCCTGCGCTTTACCGGCGCTGTCCCCGTATCCCTACGCATGCCCGAAGCAGACGCAGACAAGCTCGAAGCAAAGTAACGGGAAGAGGCGAACCGCGTGTCAAGAACAAGGAAAGAGATCACGCGATTCGCCAAAGCCCAGAAGCAATGCGCACGCCTCGCGAAACGCGACCTTGAACGCTTCTGGAAAACGCTCGACACGACCGACGTCGTCGCATGCCGCGAAGCGCTAGAGGACTTCCTCCCCCAGCTCGTGCAGGCATACGGCAACATCGGCGGGCAACTCGCCGTCGAGTGGTACGACCGCCTGCGACGCGCTGCCGGCGCTCGCGGCGACTATACGCCGAAGCCTGCGCCGTTGCCTCGTATCGAGGCGGTGCATGCCAGGATCCGCAGCGCACTGAACCCACTGGCCCGCGACGGAGACGCTGAGGCCTCGCTGGAGGCGCTGTCTGAATCGACAGAAAGCTGGGTGAAAAACTCAGCGAGGCAGACGGTCTCAGACGCCGCGGCGAAGGACCCCGCGAAGGTTCGCTTCGCCCGCGTCCCGACCGGAGCGGTCACCTGCTCGTTCTGCATGATGCTCGCCTCGCGCGGATGGATCTATGCCTCGGAAAAGTCCGCTGGCGCTTTCGACCGGTACCACGCGCACTGCGACTGTCAGGTCGTGCCCTCATGGGCAAGCAAGCCGGCAGGAATCGCGGGCTATGACCCGGAAGCCATCAAGGAGCGCTACGAGAACGGCGAGTTCGAGGAGGACACGCGCAAGCGATCCGGCGGTCGAAAAAAGCCGACAGAAGAAGCATCTGACGGCAGTTGAGTTTCCCCTACGCGAGGGGCAAGTCGCGGAACCCTGAGCGCCGACGGGCGCCGCACAAGTACGGACAAACAGGAGACACCATGCACACCACCGACACCAACGCCGACACCGCCGAGGCAACCGCAGCGGCGGCGACCGACACCCAGGCCACGAGCGACCGTCACGCCTTCACGCCGATTACGACGCAGGAGGATCTGGACAAGGTCATCGGCGCGCGCCTGGCTCGCGAGCGCGACAAGTACGCCGACTACGACGACCTCAAGGCAGCAGCGAGCAAGCTCGCCGAAGCCGAGGCGCGACTCTCTCAGATCGACGCACAGACTGCGCTCGACAAGATCCGCAACGACGTCGCGAAGGAAGCCGGAGTCCCCGCCGACCTGCTGCGCGGCGCGACCAAGGACGAACTGACCGCGCACGCATCCGCGCTCGCGGAGGCGTTGAAGGCACGTCCTTCGGTGCCTGTGATCCCGACGCAGGGGGCGACCCCGAGTGTCTCCGACGCTGATTCGGCTCGGCGCGCTTTCGCGCAGGAGCTGTTCGGCTCGAAATAATCTCTCATTTCTCGGAAGGAGCCAACTGTGGCTATTTTCAACACCACCAACACGTCCGTGCTGCTGCCTCGCGAGATCGCGGACGGCATGGTCAAGAAGTCCCAGTCCCTGTCTACCGTCGCGCTGCTCTCGCAGCAGAAGCCGATGCGCTTCGGCAAGCAGGACATCATCGTGTTCGACAACCTGCCGAAGGCGGAATTCGTCGAAGAGGGTGCCGACAAGGCATCGACCACGGGCGCGTTCTCGTCCGTGTCTGTCGCGCCCCACAAGGCGCAGGTCACCATGCGCTTCAACCAGGAGGTCATGTGGGCTGATGAGGATTACCAGCTCGGAGTCCTCGACGAGCTCGCGCAGGCCGGCGCTGAGGCACTGTCTCGCGCCCTCGACCTTGGCCTCTACCACGCGATCAACCCGCTGACGGGCACGAAGGTCGCGTCGTGGACGAACTACGCTGCGGCGTCGACGAAGGTCGTCGAGATGAAGGGCAAGACCGCTGAGGCGGACGCAGCCTTCCGCGCCGCTGTCGGCCAGGTCGTGAACGGACTGAACCCGGCGATGGTCACGGGCGCCGCGTTCGACCCGAAGTTCTCCTGGGCGCTGTCCGAGCTTCGTCGCAAGGACGGCGCGGGCGACACCTCCGACCAGCGTTACCCGCAGCTGGGCTTCGGCACGAACGTCTCCGAGTTCCTCGGCGTTCCCGTCGCTCAGGGCAACACGGTTTCCGCGACCCCCGAGGCGACCGACACCAAGGTCCGCGCGATCGTCGGCGACTTCACGAACGGCGTCCGCTGGGGCATCCAGCGCCAGCTGCCCGTCGAGCTGATCCAGTTCGGCGACCCGGACGGACAGGGCGACCTCAAGCGCAAGAACCAGGTGGCTCTGCGCCTTGAGACCGTGTACGCCTGGTACGTGTTCACCGACCGCTTCGCGCTCGTCAAGGAAGCAGCGGCCTGAGATGGAACCGTGGGCGACACCAGGAGACCTGGAGGCCCGCTGGCGACCGCTGACAGACGCTGAACGCGCTCGCGTGAGCATGCTCATCGAGGACGCGCAAAGCCTAGTGATGGACGAGTGCCCGAACTGGCAGACCACCAGCTCGGGCACTCGCATCCGGGTCATCTGCGCGATCGTCAAACGTGCGATGACAGCGCCGTTCGCTGATGAAGGTCTCACGGGGATCTCAGCAGCAACGGAAACCACCGGCCCATTCTCGCAGCAGCTCACGTTCGCGAACCCGTCCGGCGACCTCTACCTCACCAAGGCCGAGCGCCGAGCGTTCGGCGCAGGCCGTGGCCGCGCACTCGAGATCGACCTCCTCGCATCACGGGAGGAATCCTGATGATGCAGAAGTGGAGAACCCCGGTACAGGTAGAAGGCCGCACGCGACGCGACGCGGACGGCTACCTCGTGCAGGACAGTACAGAGCGGCTCATCCCCGGGTGCCTCATCGCACCCGGCGCGTTCACGGTCCCGGGACTCCTGGAGTCACCGACGTCGGAACAGTCAGACGACCAGGCCACGCTATACGCCCCGCCGGACGCGCAGTTCAAGGTCGGCGACACAATCGTCGTCCCGCGAGCTCACCCGCTCGGCGGGAAATGGCAGGTCGAGTCAAACCCTTCGCCCTGGCCGCGCGGCGTGGCCGTGACCATCAAGCGGAGGTGACGACATGGGCGGCTTCAAGCGCGACACGCAAGCGATCGACGCTTTCCTGCGCAGCGGAGCCCTCGCGCCAGCACTCCTCAAGGAAGCTGAGCAGCTCAGAGCTGCCGCAGCCGCAGCCGCACCTCGCGGCTCATCGGACAAAGGCGGGCACCTCGCAGACTCCTACAAAGCCGAAACAACGAAAGCCCCGTTCTACCAAGGCGGGCCTATTCGAGACATCGGCAGAGTCTACAACGACGCACGCCACGCGCTCGCGGTGGAATTCGGCCACCGAAGCAAAGCCGGGAACCCAGTACCGGGCGCGCACACACTCGGCAAGCTGATCGGCTCGAAGTCTAAGAGGAAGCGACGCTCATGACATACACCGACGCAGTCCAGGTCATCCGCGATGCAATCACCGCGGCGACCGGCATCCCAACCGCACGAGTCCTGCAACCCGGCTTCACCGACGGGCCGCTCCCACTCGCACACGTCTCGCTCATACAAACCCAGCCGGGGGACTACGACCGAGACGACACGATCTCCATCTCCATCTACGCAAAGACACCGGCCTCTCCCGCCGACGTCGGCGCATCCGCGCTCGCGGACCAGATCGAGGGTGCGCTCAGCGTCCGTCCGGTCGCTGGCTCTCGCGGCTGGGTAGATGCGGTGGAGGTCGACTCAACCCTGGGCGTGCAGCCTTATTTTGAGGCTGTCGAGGTCGTCCATATGACGGCCACGGTCACGCACAGGCCCATCTCAGAATGACATCAACTGACATGAAGGGAAGGCTCGCATGACCACCATCGAAGCCCTCAAGAAGAAGCACAATCGCACGACCAACGTCCGTAAGGGCCTGAACGCGCTCGCGTTCCTGGCACCTATGACGGCGACTGTCCCGGAGGCGATCACCGACGCGGGCGGCGCCCTCAAGGAGATCCCGACGGACTTCCTCCCGCTGGGTCTCATCACGACCGACGGCATTACCAACTCCGCCGACGCAAACACGGAGGACGTGGAAGCGCTCGGCTATGCCGAGGCTGTCCGCACCGACCTCACCAAGGCGCCTAAGACCGTGAAGTTCACGGTCCTTGAGCCGATCCGCAAGACCATTCAGCAGCTGGTCTACGGCATCGATCTCTCGCAGACCAAGGCGTCCAAGACCACGGGTGAGATCGTTTTCGACGAGGCCGCGACCCCGGCTCTCGCTGAGTACCGTCTACTGATGGTCATGGCAGACGGACCCGCCGCCGACGAGTGGATCGTCGGTCGCTGCTACCCGCGTGTGAAGCTCTCGTCCCTGCCGGACGAGAAGTGGGCGGCCAGCGACGCGATCCAGTTCGATCTGGAGTTCGCTGCGTTCATGGATGAGACGGCAGGTACGTCCTGCCGTCACTACATCGGCGGCAGCGCCGCGATCCGTCATCGCGACGCGATCGGCTTCGAGCAGGCCAACTGAGCGTCTCGATCTCGGGCGGGCCGGAGTTGATCTCCCTCCGGCCCGCCCGTCACACCTCACCTAATGGAGATCGCCTCACGGATAGGACCGCACATGAAGTTCACGAAGGAAGTCAAGGCCGACGACGGCAACACGATCAAGCTGCAGCGCGAGACCGACTCTGCGGTCGAGCAGACGCAGCTCCTCTCGCAGGGCTGGGAGGTCATCGACGACTCGAAGGACAGCGGCGAGAAGCCGACGCTGCCCGCGCCTCCCATCTTCAACAAGTAATAAACCGCCAGACAAATAACTAGGAGATCACACATGTCTGACAAGGCTCAGCCCACGTTCACGTTCAATGCTCTTGCGAAGCTGGAGAAGGCTGCGGCCCCGGCACCGTTCACTTTCGGGATCGGGAGCCAGGTCATTGCCTTCCCGGATCCGCTGAGCCTCACGCCCGAGGCCGCTGAAAAGTTCATGGCAGCGATGGAGTCCTCAAAAGCTCCGACGCAGATGATCCGCACCTGGCTCACCGCCGAGGATGCAGAGCTCCTGCTCAGCAAGCTCAATATGCGTCAGCTTGGCATCCTGATCCGTCAGGCTTCCGAGCATTATCAGGGCATGCTGGGCGACGCGGGGGAAGGCAACGCCTCTACGACCGACTGAGTCGGTACGAGAGGCAGATCATCTCTGATCTAGCGGAGCATGGCTGGGATGCACCGGCCCTGTTCCGCGCTCGCCGCTGGCGATTCCTGCTCGCCCTCATTGACGGCCTCGGATCGACGAGCAGGACGACCGTCGCGATCCTCAACGACCCGGACACCTTCGAGGAGATCGCGCGAAGCGTCGCAGAAACGGAAGCGACAGCCGACGACACCGAGGCGCGGATGCGTGAGCAGACACCCGTCGTGCGCCTCCTGCAGGACATTTTCGATCTTGTGGCCGGCGCCTTCGGTCATAAGGAGCCTTATCCGCGTCCGGTCTCGGCGGTCGAGCTCGCACTCGAGGATGCACGCACCGATCACCTTCACGGCTTCCGAGATGAAGCCATGAAGGCCCTCCTCCCGAACTGGGAGGACGACACAGAATAACTGCAGAGAGGAACCCAGCATGGCAGGCGTCTACAAGGCGGGCACACTGTACGTCGACGTGGTTCCCTCCATGAAGGGGTTTTTCAAGGCCGTCGAGGCCGACGCCAAGGCTCAGCTACCCAATATCGGGCAGAACGCCGGTAAGGATCTGGCGAACGGCCTGCGCTCAGGAGTCGGCTCCTCCGGCGCGCAGGTCGCCAAGAGTATCAGTCAGCCTATCGACGCTGCTGCCACTGAGGCGAAAAACAGCGTCGACAAGATGACGAAGAGCATGCAGGCCTCGACAGGAGGCATGCAGAAGGCTGCAGAGGGTGCGGGCCGCAGCTTTACCACGATGGGTGCCGAGGCGGGTCGGAGCCGCAGCCCTGTCGAGTCTGCGTCGCGTGACCTCGACGAGGCCGCGCAGGCAGCGGAGCGAGCGGCTAGGGGGACGCGCGAGGCTGGCTCGGGCTTCTCCTCTATGGCTGGCTTCGCGCAGAACGCGATCGCGCCCCTGGCGGCAATGGCCGCAGCCGTCGGCATCGGCGGCTTCGTCTCCGAGGCTATCGCCGCGTCAGACGCGACACAGAAGTTCGCGGACACGCTGAATTTCGCGGGTATTGATCCGGATCGGATCGAGGAGCTGGGAGCCGCAGCGCAGAAATACGCCGATGAGACCGTCTACGATCTCTCGGATATTCAGGGCATTACGTCGCAGCTCGCGGCTAATAGCGTCAAGGACTTCGACAAGCTCGCCGAAGCAGCGGGCAACCTCAACGCCGTCGCAGGCGGCAATGCTGAGACGTACAAGCAAGTGGGCTTAGCCCTCGTGCAGGTCAACGGCGCTGGGAAGCTGGCAACGCAAGACTGGAATCAGATCGCGAACGCGATCCCCGGTGCGTCCGGCAAGATCCAGAAGGCCCTCCTCGACGCTGGCGCATATACAGGAAATTTCAGGGACGCTATGGCCCAGGGCCAGATCAGCGCAGAGGAATTCAATGAAGCGTTGCTGAGCCTCGGTTTCGATGAGGTCGCGGCGAACGCAGCTCGAGATACGAGCCGTATCGAGAACGCCGCAGGGAACCTGCAGGCGACCATTATGGGCGGCTTTAAAGACCTCATTGACTACATGAAGCCGACGATTACGGACTTCATGGGCTGGCTCTCCGACATGTTCGCGGATGCCTTCGGGTGGATCAAGGAGCACAAGGATCTGCTGGTCGCCCTGGGTGAGGGTGTCGGGGTCGCGGTCGCCGCGTACTGGGGTTTCTCGGTGCTCACGACTGTGATCGAGTGGATCAAGAACACAACGCTCGTGCAGGAGGGGCTCAACGCCGCTATGGCCGCGAACCCCATCGGGCTTGCGGTTGTGGCTATCGGTGCCCTCGTCGCCGGACTCGTATATCTCTACAACACGAACGAGGACGTGGCGAACGCCATTAACTCGCTGGGCGCGGGTATCGCGGAGTTCTGGACGACAAACGTAACGCCGGTAATCGATGCCTTCGTCGACTACACGAAGAATACTCTCGTGCCGTCTATCGAGTCGGCGTGGGGCATCCTCACGACCGGCAACTACGACGGGCAGCTCTTCGGGCTCGAAGAGGACTCGGCGCTCGTGGACTTCTTTTTCACGCTGCGGGACGCGCTCCTCGCGGTCGGGGATATCTCCTACAGGGCGTGGACGGAGCAGATCAAGCCGGCCTTTGAGGCGGCGTGGGACTGGATCAGCGGGACGCTGTGGCCGGGCCTCCAGAACTTCTGGAGCACGGTGTTGCAGCCGCTGTTTGAGGGGATCGGCTCGGGCCTCGCGCTCGCCTGGACCGCCGTCATCCGACCTACCCTCATGGCCCTGTGGACCATCGTGTCCCGGGTGATCTGGCCTGTCCTGCAAACCCTCTGGGAGCAGGTGGTCAAGCCGTTGTGGGAGGGTTTTGCCTCCTCGGCGCAGTCGGCCTGGGCGATCGTCTACCCGGCGCTGCAGGCGCTCGCGGGCTTCTTCCGTGACACGCTCATGCCCGCGCTCTGGTCCTTCTGGCAGGACGTGGTTCAGCCGGTCTGGACGAACGTATCGACGTTCATTCTCGCGGTCTGGGATAACGTCCTGTATCCGCTTTTCGACCTGCTGGTGACGGTTATTTCGGGCTCTGTCGGCCTGGCCTTCCAGGGGCTGTGGGCAACCGTCACGATGGTCTGGAATGGGATCAGCTCGGCGATCCAGACGGTCTGGGGGATCCTCTCCCCGATCTTCTCTGCGATTGGGAGCGCGATCTCCTCGACGCTCGGCCCGACATTCACGTGGCTGTATGACTCGGTCATTAAGCCTGTGTGGGATCAGATCTCGTCGGCGGTACAGGTCGCGTCCTCCGTCCTGATCGACGTCGTTTTCCCCGCGATCAAGAACGCGATCAGCGGCATGAAGGACTCCTTCGAGTCGTTCCGTCAGTCGGTCGAGACAGTGTTCGAGAAGGTCAAGGGCGCCGCAGCAAAGCCCATCAATTTTGTCATCACGACTGTCTATCGTGACGGCATTAAGGCGGCTTTCGATACGATCGCCGCGAAGGTTGGCCTCTCTGTCCGGCTCCCCGACGTCAAGGCGATTCCGGCCTACGCGACCGGCGGCGTTTTCTCCACCATGACCCCCGGGTACTCCCCGGGCAAGGATATCTACCACTTCTACAGCCCGGACGGCGGCGGCGCGCTTCGTCTCTCCGGAGGCGAGGGCATTATCCGACCCGACGCCCTGCGAGCTCTCGGCGGGAAGCCCTGGCTCGACCGTGTCAACGCATCGCGCGGCTCCGGCCTCGCGACCGTCGGAGAGACAGGACGCCGCCGCGGCGAAGTCGCTTTCGCTAGCGGTGGCATCTGGAACGCGGTGAAGGGTGGTTTCTCCGGTGCCTTGGACTGGGTTAAGGACACGACGGAGGCGGTCGCTGAGATCGTTACAGACCCCGCTGCCGCAATCGCAAACCTGGTCATTAAGCCGGCGCGCGATCTGCTGTCCCCGAAGGACGGCAGCTTCTGGGAGCAGGCAGCATACGGCATCCCGCCGATGCTGTTCGACGGACTGAAAAGCATGTTCACCTCGAAGGTGAACGAGTCCGGTCTCTCGGGCGGCGCGGGCCTCGTCGGCGCAGCCATGAAGGCCGTTCTCATGGGCGTGCCTTACGTCTGGGGCGGCTCCGGCATCCCGCCGGGCCTGGACTGCTCCGGCCTCGTCTACTGGGCCGCGCAGCAGCTCGGCCTTGGCTGGCCGCGCCTCACCGCCGCCGGGTACCAGTCAGGCTCGACCCCAATCCCCTGGGGCTCGGCAACCCCAGGCGACCTCCTCTACTGGGGATCCCCCGCCTGGCACGTCGCCGTCTACGCCGGAAACGGCCAGATGATCGAGGAACCGCGCCCCGGCCTGAGCGCTCGCAAGACCGCGATCTGGGGATCCCCCAGCGTCGGCAGGTACGGCGGCGCACGCAAGTACGACCGTGGAGGCTGGCTCCCAGACGGAGTCACCGCCGCAGTCAATCAAACCGGCCAGCGCGAAGCAATCCTAACCGCCCGACAGTGGGCAGACGTCAGTGCGCTCGCGGCTAGTGGCGCGGGCGCGGGGGTCTCGTTGGAGGGCGCTCAGGTGAACCTGGTCCTCGATGACGGCGTTCAGTTCCGCGCGCACGTTGAGGGCATCAGCGCTGGCGTTCTCTCTCGTAGGAAGCAGCTCGCAGGAAGGAGTCGATGATGGTGCGGACGAATCTTTGCCCTAATCCCTCGTTTGCGTATGGGACGAACGGGTGGGCGAAGTACGCGCCGTCATCGCTGCGGATCGCATCTGATCCCGCTGCATGGGGCGGGCACGAGCGGCAGTCGCCAACTTACATGGCTGTCGACGTGCCCGCTCAGCTGCAGGGCCAGGTCGCCACTCCTGGCGTGGTTCCTATCTCGGCGGGGCAGGCGCTGGCGGTGTCGGCCCTGGTGCGCACGAGTCCTGGTATCGGTCTCGCCGTCCGCGTCGAGTGGACGGTGGGGGGCCGCAGTCAGGTCGCGTCTGCGCCGCTGCTGCTCGCGTCGAGTTCGGAGGGCGATCGCCCGACGTGGGTCCACGTGGCCCCGGCGGGCGCCACTCAGGCGCGCGTGCGCTTCGAGGTTTACACCTCGGGAGCCCGCGACAACAAGCCTGGCTGGGTCCACCTCGACGATGTCATGATCGTCGCTTCGGCGACCGTCGAGGAGGCTGTCGCTGACGCGGCGGCCTTCTTCGACGGCGACACGCCGCAGCAGCGCGTCGGCTACACACAGCGCGCGATCACTCACCAGTGGACAGGCACGAAGGGTCTGTCATCCTCGCGTGAGGTTGAGGGCGCGCTGGATATGACGCGCGCGCCGGTCGCGGTCGTCGAGGACGGCCAGGCTCCGCGCGTGCAGTTGGTGATCCCGGCGGCTCTCGCGCCTGCTGGCACGGCCTGCTACGTCGAGGGCATCGCCTCGACGGGTTTCAAGTGGATACCGCGAGCCGGGGTCTGGACGGGCACGGGTGAGCAGCGTGTGATCGGTGATTCTATCGCGCCGATCAACACGGAGTTCCGGTACCGGCTGACGACGTCTCGCGGCGTCGAGGTGGAGTCCTCGCCTGTCGTGCGCCGCTGGCAGGGCCTCTCGCTCATGACGGACACGGCGGGCAAAATGCCCGTGAACCTGCTCTGGCAGGGGACCGATCAACGTGAGATGAAGATGCGCCTCACAGAGCACGAGGTGCCAGGTCGCAGAACGCCGGTTATGGTGTACGCGCCGACGATGGGCGCGGGCACCGTCTCGCTGACGGCGCGCACGAATCTCAAGGATACGCCGGCTCTCAAGCTGCTGTTGGGCACGCCGACGCCTGTAGCTCTCTTCCACAATCCCGACCACTGCGTGCAGTGCAGGGCCGGCGTGTGCGACGTCGATCTGGTGACGCTTATGTCGCCGACGTCGGTCTCGATGGAGCGCGCCGCCCGGATCGATGTCGCGGAGCGCACGTGGACGATCAAGGGAACGATTACGTCCCTGCCGCAGGCATCGACGCTCCTCGCTCTATCGACGTGGACGGACTTTGACGGTCGCGCCCTCACGTGGCAGGCGCTCGACGCGCGCCGCCTCACGTGGGAGGGCTTCGACCGTACGATCTGGCAGGAGGAGCGATGAGCCTGACCGGCCCGGACGCGCGCATCCCGGACGACCTCCTCTCGTCTGCCTACACGCTGCAGGCGACGGTCGAGTCGTGGCTCGGTGATGAGTATCTCGGTGAGGTGCCCGTCGAGGACGGCTCGGTCGCCTGGGATGCCACTCAGCAGGTGCAGGGCTCGCTCTCGCTCACGGTGCCCCGCGTCGGCTCGGCGAGTGAGGATGAGGACTGGCGGGACTGGGATCCTACAGACCCTTCACACCCGCTCGCGACGTTCGGGCAGACGCTTCACGTCTCGCTGACGATCGCGTCGGTGATCCCCGGCGGTGGCTGGTGGGACGTTCAGCTCGGGCGCTTCCTCATCACCTCGGTCGATCCCGGCCCCTCGACCGTGAGGGTGACGGGCAAGTCGCTGATGCATCGCCTTGAGGAGGATAGGCTCACGACACCGCTCTCCCCCATGTGGAATGGCACGCTCGCGTCCGAGATCCGGCGCCTGGTCGGCGGACACATGGGCGTCGTGATTGACACCGCCCTCGTTGACCGTTGGTGTCCCTCGATGACATGGGGTGAGTCGAGGATCGATGCGGTGTACGAGATCGCGAAGGCATGGCCGGCATCGATCCGTGAGGGCGGCGACGGCATCCTGTACGTGACGCCTCCGGTCTCGCCGCCGGTCTCGCCGCCGAAGCTACGGCTCACGGACGACCTGGACGGAACCGTCGTCGGCGTCTCCTCCCAGGTCTCGCGAGACAAGGTGTATAACCGCGTCGTCGCGCGCGGGCAGGATGGGCACGACGAGGGCGCGCCCGCGTTCCAGGCGGTCGCGGATCAGACGACCGGCCCCATGCGCACCGACGGCCCCTACGGCGTCGTCCCCCGCTTCTTCTCCTCACCGCTCATCACGTCGCAGGAGCAGGCCCGCAAAACGGCGGAGGCGATGCTCGCCGAGTCGATCCGCCGGAAAGTAAAAGTCCCCGTGGAGCACGCGCCGGATCCGCGTGTCGGCCTCGATCAGCCGATCGAGATCGTGACGCAGCCTGTCCTCGCGGCGGAGCCGAAAACCCTATGGGGCCTGGTCACAGCCTACGAAGTCCCGCTCACGTACAAGGGGACGCAGAAAACGGACGTGGAGGTGACGCTGTGACCGTGCGAGTCATGGACCTAATCTCCTCGACCCCGGATGATCTGCCTCCCAGGTACGGGTCGGACAGGTCAACGACGGCGATCGCGCGGATCGTCGACCTCGTAGAAGGAGGTCGCCAGCTCATCGTCTCCCTGTACGGAGGCGCCGGGGTCCAGATTCCCGCGACCGCCGTCAACTGGGCGGGAGTGAAAACCGCGCACGTCCTCCTCGACCCGGACACGGGCCGTCCCGTCCATGCGCTCGGGCCTGCCCCGTCCCCCGAAGGGCCGCTCCCGGCGGTCCCGAAAACTCCCGAGCCTAAGCCGGTCGCACGGCACGCGGTGCTCACGCCGCAGTGGATGGGCACCTGGATACCCGGCGGCTGGTCGCGGTACGGAGACGGCGGAGCCTGGCAGGGCACCAACCCCGCAGGCCAGCGGCTCCGGGGCCTCATCACTTATGGGCGCCAGCTCGAAGCACTCGGCACAATCACAATCACCCGAGCGCTGCTCACTGTCCGACCCGCGGCGCACGTCCCGCCCTGGGCGCTCGTGATTCAGCCCGCCGCCTACTCGGAGTCGGGTCCGCAGCCCATCGGCGCGACGCAGACGATCAACGTGAGCGCCGCGCAGGCACAGGTCGACATCACGGCCCTGGCAAAGACGATCCCCGCTGGCGCTGGCCTCGCGCTCGTCGGCGCGGCCTATGGCGGCATCATCAAGGGCGGCGATAGCGCGGCCCTCCACATCGACTACACAGAAACGCTCCCAGTTAAACCCGTAGAAAGGCGTGCGCAATGAGCTACCAGGACCAGCGCGGACACAAGGTACCCTCCCCTACCGACCCGGCCCGTCGGCAAGATCTCCTCGACCTCTCATTGTCCATCCCGTCATACAAGGCCTGCGCGTCCGAGACAGCCGCCTCCCAGTACGTCGCCGCGCTCGCGGGCGTGGGCCTCACCGCGTCCCCTGCGCAGCCTGTGTATGTCTGGAGGACTGATCTGAACGCTATCCGCGTGTGGGATGGTCGCCGCTGGTCGGGCGAGTCAAATCTGCAGATGGAGTTAGCGGCAACAGGAGACGTGCCTGTCGGCAGTGGCCTGAGCGCCGGCGTGCGGAATGGCCTCATCAAGGCGGGCAGGGTCGCGACATCGGCGACGGAGGTTGCATTCGGGAATCTATATCTTGACTTTGTAACATTCCAGACGCCTTTCCCGACCGAATGCGTGTCTGTCACGCTCACGCCGTTGTATGGGACGGGGTCGGGAGGCTGGAACTTCAAGAATGCCCAGCAGTTCTGCCTTGACTCGATGACCAGGAATGGCTTCCGTGCGATGCTGCCGGGGGTCACGACCACAGGCCGTCACGCCTACTCCTGGGTTGCAGTCGGCTACTGACACCCCACCTGATCTTTCGCGCCCTCGGACAAGCCCGTCCGGGGGCTTTCCTACACCCAAGAGGAGAAACAAATGGAACAGACCATCGAGCAGCTCATGGCGTCGATGACCCCCGCGACGGACACGCCGCCCGACGTCGTCGCCCCGATCTTCATTCCCTACGAGCAGCAGGAGGGCGCCCGATGAGCATGACCGCGCAGAACGTCCTCGGATGGGCGGCAGGCGAAATTGGATATACGCGCTGGGATGACCCCGAAGAGGGGTCGAAGTACGGGCGTTGGTACGCCAAGCGGCACGGTGCGTACTACGGCACGTCTGGCGTGCCTTTCTGCGCGATGGGCGCGTCATGGTGTGCAACCGACAATGAGGACAAGTCCGTCCTGCCCGGCGGCGATTTCGCATACGTGCCATACGGCATCAATGCCGCCGCCCGCGAGGGACGCCTCGTGGAGCCGATGACGCAGGCCGCGCCAGGAGACCTGGTGTGCTTCGACTGGGACGACGACGGTATCGCCGACCACGTCGGCATCGTCGAGGCCAACTACGGGTCGTGGCTGCAGACCATCGAATTCAACACTTCGTCCGGCGCTGCGGGATCGCAGAGCAACGGCGGCGGCGTGTGGCGACGCACCCGCGACTGGGACTCCGTATGCGCCGTCATCCGCCCGTCCTACGGCGACGCGACCACCTCCTCGGGCTACACCGACATCACGGCCGTGCAGGCCGCAGTCGGCGCTACCACCGACAACATCATCGGACCCGATACCACGAAGCGAATCTATGCCGTCGTCGCCGCCAGCTCCTGGGGCGGGCGGCAGTTCCCCTTCGGGATCGAGTACGTGCAGTCCGTGATCGGTACCGAGGCGGACGGCGTCTGGGGCGATGCCTCGGACGAGGCGCACGACCGAGTCGTCGGCAACCTCCAGCGCGCCGTCGGTGTCGATGACGACGAGATCTACGGCCCCGCCACCAACCAGGCGATTAACGCCGCGCTCGCGGGCGCGGAGAAGGGGGAATAACGATGAATGACCTGCTTCTTGGGCTTCATACGGATCCTTTCCTGACGACGGTCGTCGTCGGCCTGATCTGGCCGATGGTACAGGCGGCGCTCGACCGTCCGTACTGGACACCGTCGCGTCGTAAGGTGCTGCTGGCCGTGGTCGCGGTCATCGTCTCTCTCGCCGTCTGGGTGTCTGGCACCTATCCGGCGACGTGGCGCCTGCTGATCGCTCAGGCGGGAGTGTTCCTGGGCATCGCGTGGAGCGTGTTCCAGGTACTCTCCGCCGTCCGTATTCACGGCGTGAGCCTGATTGACTGGGTCGGTGCTGTGACGCCTGGCGGCGAGTCTGTCGAGGAGGTTCGCGCCGCAGCTGATTCTGTTCCTTCGACCCGGGTAGTTGACGGGGCCGAGCTGGCCAGCCGTGACTGAGCTGCTCGCTGACCCCAAAGTAACGGATGCACTGGCTGCGCTCGTCGTCGCGATCCTAGTCGCGATGACGGGCGTCGTCGCGCTGGTCGCGAGTCAGGTGCGCCGCTGGCTCGAGGCCAAGTTCGCGCACGTCCTCGAGGGTGTCGAGGAGGCGCGCGCTGCCGCCCTCTCGGCGGACGCGCAGGTCTCCAACGACCACGACACCAACATCCGGGACGATCTTGATCGTGCGATCGCGACCGTGCATGCGGTCTCGGATCAGATCGGCGAGCTGACCGGCCACGTCGGCACGCTCGCCGATCAGCTGGGCCGCGTCGAGACGACGCTCAGCAACCACGGGAAGAGCCTCGAAGCCGTCGAAAGCCGCGTCGGTCGAATCGACGACCGCGGCAGTCGAATGGCCGAGGAAATCCATGACGAGCGCGTCGCCCGTGAGGCGGCGCAACGCGCTATCGATGAGCACTCGCACGACGCGCACGCGCGACTGCACGAGCGGCTCGACCGACTCGAAGAGAGGATGAACGACCAGTGACGACCACCATTACTGGTGCTGTCGGCAGGCTTGACGGCACTCCCGAGCCGCAGGCCTACATTGTCGCCACGCTCGCGGGGACAGGCGAGAACTTCGCTGTCCTCGCGGGCGGGCCGGTGGCCCGACAGGCCGACGTGCGAGGGCAGATTGTCCTCCCGCTCGATATTCGCGCGGAGACGCAGGTGCATCTGCGTCTCGCGATCCCGGGTCGCACGCTTCGCGAGGCGACCGTGTCTCTGCGTCCGGGTGTCGCGTACGAACTGGCGCAGATTTTCTCCGGCGCCGCGTCGCCGACCACGTCTCCCGCGCCTGTCCCTGGTGCGGGCGGTGTCGAGATCGCCGGAGACGGAGACACCCTCACCCTGAACGGCGCGCTCTCCGGAGACGGAGACACCCTCGAGATCGGAGCATGACCTATGGCAGCAAGACCGACGCTCTACACGAAGCAGGGCACTGATAAGGCGCTCGCGCGCGCGGTCGCGCCTCTCGCGACGAAGGCTGAGCTGTCCGGCTACGCGACGAAGGGCGACGTCGCGACCGCCGCCGCAGGCGGGAGAGTCGACCTGACCGACTACGCGAAGAAGGCAGAGCTGCGGGGCCTCGCGACCCGCGAGGAACTGGGCAGCTACGCGACCACTCGCCAGGTGGCAGACCTCGCCACCCGCGCCGACCTCACGGCCTACGCAACGAAGGATGAGGTCGCGGGCGTTGCCAAGCGCTCCGACCTGACGGGCCTTGCGACGAAGGCCGAGCTGTCCGGCTATGCGACAAAGGGCGACGTCGCGGGCGTCGCCCACGCCTCGGACCTGACCGGCTTAGCCACCAAGGCTGAGCTGCAGTCCGCGCTCACGGGCATCGGCATCACTGTCGTCGCCACCGAAGCAGAAGCCCAGCGCCTACCAGACGGCGCGCTCTACTTCCTCGCCGCCGCAGCGTCGCCCGCGCAGCCACCGACCCCGACACCCGGCCCCGCGCCCGCCACCGGCCCCTCAGTCGTCGCTCACGCATCGGGCTCCGTCGTCGGCCAGACCATCACCGTGAAGCTCGACGGCAAGGCAGGCGACAAGATCATCCTGGGTATCAACGAGAAGGCACAGGGCACGCGCGCGACAGTCAGCCTGCCCCAGGGCTGGACGACCCTCGTCGATCCTTACTGGGTCGGAACGATGAGCGCGACCATCATCACCGGCCCCTGGGCGCCAACCATCACGATCACGATGTCTCAGAACGCAGAGATCGGCTGGGCAGCAGCCGCAGTACGCGGAGCGTCCTCCATCGAGGCTGGCACCGTCAAAAAGCGCCAGGCCGAACCGGTCGAGACAAAGACCTGCACGGCGCCCGCGCTCGCGGGTGCTGGTCTCGCGCTCGGCTTCACTTTCGAGCGTACGAGCGCGGTCGAGTCGTCAGAGCAGGTCACGGTTTCGGAGGGCTGGGAGAAGCTGGAATTCGCAGCGCAGGACGGCCTCAATTATCAGACGGTCACGCTCGCAAAGCGGACAGCTGCGTCTCCCGCCGACCTCGTCGTGACTTACCCGAATGTCCAGGGCTCGAACGGCCTCGGTGTCCAGGTGGTTGCCCGTGGCTGAGCTGACCATTTATCGCCGTCGGCGTGACGGCGGGGATGTGCCCGGGGTCGTGCGCCGCAGGCGGCGTGACGGGGGAGATCTTCTCCTGCGTCGCCGGGAGGCGACGACCCCGGTCACGCCGTCCTCGACGGACGTCGTCGAGCAACTCCTCAAGCAACGGCCCTTCTATATAGCGCATAGGATGGGCGGCACAGAGTATCCGGAATTCACGCAGCGCGGTCTCGATGCCTCGCTGCGCGCGGGCTTCAAGGCCCTTGAGGTCTCCGTCCGTCTCTCTGCGAAGGGGCCGGGCGGCGAGCCCGCCGAGTTTGTCGCGATCCATGACTGGAAAACGACGAGGACCGTGCCCGGCACGGATCTACCGATCTGGTCTACGCCGTGGAGCAAGCTGCGGACTCTGCAGCAGGGCACGGGGCCGTTTATGCGGCTGCGGGATATTGTCGACCAGATCCCGGATGACGTGGTCATCGCTATCGACCACAAAACGACGTCCTCTGAGGATCAGAGGAACCAGGCCGATCTGCAGGCAGAGGAGCAGCTCTTCGAGTACCTCGACACGGCGTTCGGGGGGCATCCTGAACGCCGTGTGATCTGGAAAATCTTTGCCAAGGGCACGAGCGCGGCGCGTGCGAAAGCGCGCGGATACCGCACAATGGCGATGCTCTACCCCGCAGAAGTCCCCACGGCGGACCTCGGCAGCTGGGACATCATCGGCATGGAATGGTCCGCGAGCGCGGAGGTCTGGAATCGCATCAATGCGACCGGGCGTCCGACGATTGCGCATATCATCACGAACGAAGGGCAGGCGCGGGCGGCGCTCGATAAGGGCGCGTCCGGCCTTATGGCGTCTTTCCCGTCACGTGTGCATCCGTAAACAACGAGAGGCCCCACCCTGGCACGGGTGGGGCCTCTCTCGCTATTCAGGCTGACTCGCATACCGTGAGCGCTGGGCACGGCTGACGGCGCGAAAAGTGTCTGCGGTGCGGGCGTCGGCGGCGGCTTGTGGGTCGCGTGCTCGGGCGAGTCGAGCGAGGTTCTCTGGGTTGGATGCTCGTGCCCCTGTGCGCTCGCGGAGGCTGGAGGCGATGAGCTTCGTTGTGCGGGGCAGCTCGTAGGCCTCGCGGTATTCGGCGGCGCTCATGCCGTGGGTGCGCATGATGTGTGCGGCCAGGCTCAGGCAGGCTTTGCCGCACTCGTGGCAGATGAGCCGTCCCTCTTCGTCCTCTGTGATGCGTCCGTAGACCCCGGCGCCGACGGGCTGGCCGACGCGGGGTGCGGGCTCGTCGGCGTGCGGGCCTCGCGCCCGCTTGTAGTGCTTGAGGCAGACGCCGTGGGAGATCGCGTCGCGGTCGCAGCCTGGGGCCGAGCATGTGGCGGCGGGAGTGCCTGGGGAGCGTATCCAGCGGCGTTGCGCTGCCCATTCCTCGACGGCGGTGATACTCCACCAGTAGGCGTGTCCGACGCGGACGGGTCGTAGGCCCTCGCGGCGCATGGTCTGGGCGAGCTGGCGTACCTCGCGAGTGATGCCGAGGAGGGCTGGCACCTCGGCGGTTGGCAGGTAGCCGCGTTCGCGGGCTTCGGTCTTGGTCATGACGCCGTCGACGTCTTGGCGCATGGTGTGTCTCCTGCTGTGGGGGAAGGCCCCGGCCCCTTGTGGGGTCGGGGCCTTCTTCTTTCTGTCAGAGCGCGTGGTTGGCGCAGACGGCCCAGAATTCGTCGGCGGTCACCGTCTGGTAGTAGCCCTGCTCGTGCAGGTACTCGACGTTGGCCTCGGGATCGTAGGCGCGGTACCAGGCGAACGTCTCGCCGGCGATTGCCGCGACGTCGTGCTCGTCGGCGTAGTCGCCGAGGGCGTCGGATACGGCGTCGCAGACGTCGCTCATGGTGGAGTAGCGCTGGTCGCAGCCGGTGGTTTCGATGATCTCGGCGAGCTGCTCGGCGGTTTCGATGTTGTCCATTGTTCTCTCCTTCTTTGAGGTTCGGGGGGCTTTCCCTCCCGATGCATTAACTATACATTGCGCACGATGTATAGTGCAAGTGGGATTGAATGTGATGTGCGCTACTTGGCAAGGTCGGTTCGCGCACCCTGGCCAGGGCGCGATGTCTGCCATGCGTCGATAGTCTCCGGTGCCCATCCGCGTAGAGGGCCGGACGGAGTCGCGATGATGACATCCGCGTCGGGCATGAGGCCCTTGAGGATGTAGGACCTAATGGTGGGGACAGTGAGGCCGACACGCTGCGCGACGGCGGCAGTCCCGAGATACTCAATGGGCATGGGATCTCCTGGTCAGTCGTAGGGGGAGACAATTTCGACGGGAATGTCGTCGTCACTGAGTAGCTGGAAGGCCCGGCCGACGCAGGCGCGATAGGCAGCGAGGGGCAGGCACTGCGCCCAGCGCGTGTGCTGCTCGTAGTCTGCTTGCGTAGAGTAGGCGATCAGTGCAGTAGGGAGGCTGCGGACGGTCTCGTCCTGGTCCTCGATGGGTGCAAGAAGCTCGTCGAGGCACTCGAGCGCGTTGTCCTCCAGTGCGCCGAGGGCCATGTGAACGCCGAGAGGGTCGCGCGGCTCGCTCTTCGCGATCTCCCAGGATCGGATCGTGCCCTCATTGACGTCGAGGATCTCAGCAAGGTCGGCGCGGCTGAGCCCGAGGGCTTCGCGTCGGCATCGCAGACCGACTGGCGTAAGGGGATTGCGGGGCATGGGGTCTCCTGATGTAGGGGGAAGCCCCGGAGCGTGCGCCCCGGGGCCTCGGTGGTTGGGTCAGTCGAGGAAGCGGGCGACGTTGCCGCCGATCTCTTCGAGGACGGTGAAGGTCTCCCAGACGCTGGCGTAGCCGTCGGTCAGGCCCCACGCCTCGCACTCGGCGGCGATTGCGTTGTAGATGCCGTCGCGCGAGCCGTCGGCGAAATTGTACTCGCCGAACACTCGGGCATCGTCCGCCTCGGTGTAGGCCAGCGGGATCTCATCGATCCCGAAGCCGTTGGCGACGAGCAGTGCGCGATCCTCGCCGGTCATGCGGACGGCGGCGTCGATGAGGGCTTCGCGCAGCTCTTCGACCTCGTCGCCGGGGAGGCTATTCTCGAACCAGTCCTCGACGGTCTCGCGGTAGCCGTCGAGGATGAGGTAGCGGGTGCGAGGGTTGGTGTTGGTGTCGGTGATGTAGGTGACGGTGGACATTTGTGATCTCCTTCTTTGAGGTTCGGGGGGCTTTCCCTCCCGATGGCTCAACTATACATCGCGCGCGCCGTATAGTGCAAGCGGAATTGAATGTGATCTAGAAAACAGTA